GTTTAAGAATATTGGCAAAGTAAATTTTTTCACCCTTTTCTTTTCCATATTGATCGATCATATTCTGCTTCATTGCAGAATCATCATATTTTGTTTTTAATTTTTTTTCTTTACTTTTTTCTGAAGATGTCATTTCTTTTTCTTGAAGCATTCCAAGAAATTTGGAATAACCATTTTCAGAAATAAGATTTCCGTTTAGTTCAGTATGTGCCATTACTGTATTTGATGGATTTACAGTAACTTTATTTTTTTTACCTGCAGGAAGAATATCTATTTTATTTTGGTTTGCATCAGGATTAAGAGATTCTGGTGCATCATTCACTTGCAAATTTGATGCAGAAGAAATTTCTCTAATATACTCTTCCCTTTGAGTCTTTGATGAAATAGCACTACCAATTTTATTACGACGATTTTGAAGATAGGAATCAGTCTTATTTACTTTACCATCATTATTAATATCACTATCCTCTTTACCAACTGGGTCTAGTTTACCGGCAGTTGATTTTGCAGTCTGTTTACCTTGAGTTCTTTCACCCTCATAAGGTTGACCATACTCAGTCATTTCAACAGATTCAATATTTGGATTTGCTCTCAGTTGATTGATTTTTTGCCTTGTTGCAAATCTAACATAAGAAGTACCATTTTTATCAGTAACTCTTACTTTATATTTTCTTTCATTTGTATTTACATTTTCATCTAATTCATTTTTAAGTTCATCTTCAGAAATATTTTTAGATACAGACCCTTCAACAAACACTTTGAACAATGCTTTTGCAACACTATTGGAGGCAAAGTCTTGAATATTATAATCCTCTTGTACTGGTCCTTTCCCAAAAAGTTTATTTCTTACTTCAGTTTTTTCCATTTCGCTCATAGAGCTATTTTGCACATATTGGGAATATGCTTGACGAAGTGGAATTTCTTCTCTTCTTGCACGATATCTAATATCATAAACTGCCTGTCTAATTTTTTGCTCAGGAGTTTTATCTCCTTTTTGATTATCTCTACTAGAATTATCCTCACCTTTAGATTGTTGTTGAGATAATTTTGCCTGTGGATGACTTCTTACTGGTAGTTCTTCAGAAATATTTTTTTTCATGAGAAGAAATAAATGCCTTACTTTTTTCTATTTTTATTTATGAAATTAATACCATACGCCTTTCCACCAGATTCTATATTTTTTGAATTAGTTCCTATAGCACCAGGAGTCATCATTGATGCATATTTGAAGTATCCAGTTGTTCCAATAAGAGTATTTGGTTTATTAGGAATTCTCATAATATTATCATTTTTCACCTCAGTATATTCTGCCAAATCCTTAATCCAAGATTTGAACATCATACCATTTTCAGTAACACAAATAAGATAATTTGTGCCACGACGAATAATTTTACCAACTAGACCAGTATTAAGATTTTCTACAATTTCACCAATCTGGAAAACATTTTCTTGAATGTAATTTTCTCGGAGATTTTGAAAATCAAATTTTGGAGCAATTTCCCAAGTATTATATCCTTCCTTCTGAATTTCTTGAATTCCCATTCCTTGGCGAACAAGATCGAAAAGTTGAATTGCTTCTTTATTTTTAATTTGTTTGGGAAGAGAAGATCTAAAGGTAACAAAGTCTCCTTCAGCAGCAGCAAGTCTCAAACGAGATGCAGAAACTCCTTCAACACCATTTCCATCAGGATCTCTATCTCCTGAAGAAATTACTTCAATATTATCGAATTGATATAGTTGTCCATTATAGTTATTGGAAAGTTTTTCAAATTCCTTTACCCTATCAGATCCACCAACAATTCTTACATTTGCATATCCATCATTATGTGCCTTTTTTAGTACATCAAAGATAGTAATATAATTTGGATCATTTACAATCCTTTCACTATGATCAGGGAACATCATTCTCATGAATGAAATTTTAGTATCTGGATCCAATGGATTCTTTTTTTTATCATTACTACGAGAAGGTACAATAATATAATCACCACCATCTTCCATTGAAGACATGGCAGCAATATCCATCAATTGCTGATGTCCGATTGTTGGAGGATTAAATCTTCCAAATGCAATCGTTAAAGTACCTTTAGTTTTTTCAACTTGAGGAGGAGTTACTATTGGTTGTTCCTGTGGAATCTGTTGTTCCGGCGGAATTTGTTCTTGTGGTAGAGGTTCTTGTTGCACTTGAACTGGTTCTTGAGGAATTGCAGATCCAAGAGGAATATTTTTTTCAAACTCCCCTTGCTTTGGATCTTTCCCCCCAATAACCTGACGCTTGTTATAGTATTTTAGTTGACCACCCACGGTCTTTGCCTCAAACTCACCTGTTGCCCTATTATACCACCCCCCATGACCATCGCCAACCAATCCAAGACGGGTTGCCTGCATAGAAGCGGAAGTTGCTTCAGAGATAAACTTTAGGAAAGGTTTCATTACTACTTTATTACTTACTTCATTGAAAAGTATTTCTTATATATTTAGGAATCATCTAATTGGCATAAGATCAAATAGTTCTGGGTGAAGTTTACCATATTTTCTCATTAGTTCACCCGCTTTGGTATTTGCTTGATTTTCAATTAGACTACCAGCATGAGAAGATTTATTCGAAAGTCCTTTCTCCATATGTTGTTTATAATGGACAAACTCATGAGAAAGAGTTCTCATAATGTCCATTGGGTGGCGATTAATAATGCTTAGATGAATTACATTTTTATTTGATATTTCTCCAAATGCTCTAATTTTTTTGGAGAACTCTGCATCATCAATTAAGACAACAGGAATATCATATGTAATCCGAAGTTCTCTCTTAAGGAAGACCTTAAATTGTTTAAGAATGGAATCAAACTGAATTCTTGTAGTTGGTCTTCCTTTACTTTTTCCTAGAAGAGACATTTTTGTTTTTATTTATTGTTCACCAACAATAGTACCAATCTTTTCGTCAAGATCACGAATAACTGAACGAATATCAATAATACGAGGAGGAACAGAATCCTCATCATAGGTATATCCTTTTTGTGCTTCAAAGAGAATTTGACGAACTGCAGCGGCAGCACGAAGATCAATTTTTACAGTTACAGATTTAGTCATCAAATGTCTCCTACTTCACGATTTTCACTATAATATACATCAAAGAAACCGTCAGGATAACGCTTCATGAGTTTATCAATATTAGTCTGAATCACTTCATCAAAAGAAACATCCAGAGCAATACACGCTTGGGCAACATACCATAGAGTATCTCCAAGTTCTTTAATAAGATGAGTACGAGTCTCATCATTCCAAGATTTTCCTTGAAATACCATTTTCTTCACAATCTCCATAAACTCCCCACCTTCAGCATTAATACCAACAGCAGAAGTCAGAAGACGCTCAATATTAGCACCTTTCTCATCCAACTGAACCATACGGTCGGACAGAGCAAGAAAATCTTTGGATGCATCAGAAGTTACTGCATCTACAAAGTTTTGATATTTGTCAAAATCAACTCGTTGTGTCATGAAAATTTAAATCCCTCAAATGATTTTTTTGGTTTAGTATCCTCGTAATTATACTCGTCTTCTTGTCCAGAGTCAAGTATATCTTTTTGTGCGGTCTGCTCACAATCATACAATCTCATCTTTGCCCGATCAATACCGACAATAAAACGCTTGAAGATTGTTGGGTCATTATAACGATTTTTCAGTTGTTTCACCATAATCTGTCCCAACTGTTCCAACTCTTCAGTGCTAATAAGGGCAAACATAAGATCAGCAGTAGCAGGGAGACCAAAGGACTCACTAGTATCAGTAAGTTCAACATCAGAATTACCATAACCACTGCGGGTAGTCTGGGTAGCAGAGACAATGGGAACATTGAATTCCACTGCCAGACCGCGAAGTTCTTCTGCAATTGACTTAATGTACGAATAAGAATTGATAGAGCTGTTTGCCTTGTGCCTAGAGGAAGCACAAATATTAAGGTAATCAATGAAAATAATATCAGGTCTAAATGATTTCTTAAGAGCAAGTTCATTGAGAAGTGCCTTGAAATGACCAGAATGTGCAGAAGCAGTTGGGTATTCTTTGATTACCAAAGAACCTTGTGTCTTCTTTGCAATATTATTTACTTTATTTTCAAATGCCGAACGTGGGAGATCAACCAGTTGCTGAATCGGGACATTGAGAAGGTTTGCATCAATTCTTTCTGCAATTCGTTCTTCCGCCATCTCAAGAGTGATGTAGAGTACGTTCCTACCCTGTAGCAACGCGGCACTAGCAACGTGGCACATGAACAACGATTTCCCAACACCCGTTCCAGCAAGAGCAATATTGAGAGTCTTGTTAGGTAAACCACCTTTCGTGATTTTGTTGAAATATTCCAGATCAAACTCGATTTTATCTTCTTTACGATGGTAAAATTCATAACGCTCCTCATAATTTTGAAGATAATCGTGACCGATATTATTATCAAAAGATACTGCTAGAGCATCTGAAAGAATACTGGGAATAGCATCACGATTTTTCTTTCCATCATTACCATCCGCAATATGAATTGACTCCATAAGTGCTAGGTAAATGGCACGGTCACGACACCACTTTTCTGTGGTGTCAAGAATCCATTGCTTATCTACAACACCATCATGAAATTTGGAATTTAAATCTCGAATATCCTTAATTTCACTCTCATTAAGATCTGTGCGATTT